AGAAAACCCCGGTAGTCATAGTGGATGAAGCCCATCTGCTTTCCCGGGAAATGCTGGAAGAGATCCGTTTTCTGCTCAACTTCAACATGGATTCCTACAACCCTTGCGCCCTGGTGCTGTCAGGACAGAACGAACTGCGGGATACCCTGAAAAAGCAGGTATTCGAAGCTATCTCTCAGCGCATCAATATCCGCTACATCCTGCCGTCCTTTGAACGAGCCCAGAGTGGAGAATACATCGCCCGCCATCTGGAGTATGCCGGAGCCCAAAGCGAAATATTCTCCGAAAAGGCTGTAGATGAAATCCATCGTTTTGCCGCCGGCAGAGCCCGTAAGATTAACAGCGCCTGCACTCAATCCCTGATGCATGCCGCCCAGATAGGCAAACACATTATTGACGACCATATGGTAAGAGATGTTCTGGATGGCGAGATCGACTGGTAGCTTTAAAGCATATTTGGGCGGGCCAGTGGCCCGCCCTCCCTTTCGGAGGACATTAGCCTGAGCAGCATTCACGGACTTGCTCTCTGAGCATTGTCCGGTCATTCTCGGTTAGCAGCAACAACAGCTATTCGGCGCGGTATTTTGTGGAGGAAATGACGCTCCAAGGCTTTAATATGGTTAGGTGCATACAGGGCGCGAAAACCCTGTCCCTACCTATGCAAATGTTAGGCGCGGACTTGCAGGCGCACAGGGTTATTTACAACAACAACCCTATCTTGAAATGGTGCTTGACGAATACGGGCATACAGACCGACCGCAACGGAAACATTGTACCCATAAAAAACCAATCTCCCCGGCAACGGATTGACGGAGCGGCGGCGTTATTGGATTGTTACGTCGGACTATACGAACATTACAACGAATTCATAAATGCAATTTAGCCCTAAATTGAATTGAGGGCAACGAAAGGGGCTTTGTTATGAAGCTGAAAGATAAGAAAATAGAGATTTTAGCCGTTACGCACACACAAGACCCGGAGGGTTATTCGATTGAAACATTAACCCCCATATCCCCGCCCATGTGGGCATACTTCCGGCAATTATCCGGGAAAGAGGTTTACGCAGCTATGTCCGTTCAAGCCGTCGAGGAAGTCCAATTCGTGATTAACTGGCGGGACGACATAACCACGCGGCACATTGTCCGCTACAAGGGCGTTGATTATGATATTACCCGCGTTGACACGTTTGAGGGGTACAAGCAGGATTTAACGCTGTATGCGAAGCGGAAACGGTAACGCAATTATTGCAACGACTTAAACCATCTATAAAGTATCAAGAATTAGTCACGATATTATAACCTTTTCTTGATTTTTAGCATTTACTATGCTATTATAACATTGGTTAATTATACCACGGTACAGGAGGTTTGGCGAAGTGGCTATAAGTTATAACAAGTTATGGAAATTGCTAATAGATAAAGGTATCAAGAAAACACAGTTAAAGACGCTGGCGGGGGTTAGCACAAATGTAATTGCCAAATTAGGAAAGAACGACCCTGTTTCAATGGAAACGCTGGCTAAAATATGCGCTGCTTTGAATTGCGATATAGCCGACATCGTAGAAATGACAAGCCATACAGGAAACGGGGGTAAATAATCGTGGCAACTAAGGCAGGAAACAGAAACTTAAACGATAGCGCGAGAAATAAGCAGGACGAGTTTTATACTCAGCTTTCGCTTATAGAGAGCGAACTAAAACATTACAAGGCACATTTCAAGGATAAAGTCGTTTTATGCAATTGCGACGACCCTTTTGAAAGCAACTTTTTCAAATACTTTGCTATCAACTTCAATTCATTAAGCTTGAAAAAACTGATTGCGACCTGCTATGCAACGTCACCGATTGTTTATACTCAGTTAAATTTATTCGGTACTGAAACAGTCGTCGGCAAAGAGGAAAGTGAAAAGAAACCGTACAAGATCGAAATTACCGAGGTTACAGACGAAAACCAAGACGGGCGCACAGACCTTGCAGACGTGGAATATCTATTGCGAAACCGTAAAAACACTCTTACCCTATTGGAGGGTGACGGTGATTTTCGCTCCCCGGAATGTGTAGAGCTATTGAAGCAAGCGGATATTGTCGTCACTAACCCGCCCTTTTCACTATTTCGTGAGTATATGGCTCAACTTATGCAATACGAAAAAGATTTTTTAATAATAGGAAACTTGAACGCAGTAAAATACAAAGAAATATTGCCGTTATTTATGACTGACAAGGTTTGGCTCGGTAATAATAGCGGACATTTCTGGTTTATGGTGCCGGATACATACGAGGAAAAGAAAACAGATTTTAAGATTGATGAAAACGGACAGAAATGGCGGCGTATGGGTAATATTTGTTGGTATACCAACCTTGATATGGTGAAACGTCACGAGGACATGACCCTTTTTAGAACGTATAACCCCGAAGCATACCCGAAATACGATAATTACGACGCAATAGAGGTTAGTAACAAAGCAGATATACCTTGCGACTATTACGGTGTTATGGGTGTTCCTATTACGTTTATGACAAGTCACAACCCAGCGCAATTCATTATTGAGGGCGTATTGAATAGTGGAAGTGGCAATCAATACGATTATGCGAAAGCTATGTTAAAAGGCAAACAGCTATATACACGAATACTAATTCGTAGAAAACAGGGGGCGAGCGAATGAAAATCAAGTTACACGAAATCCCCGTCCGCGAAGTCGTAGCGGGCTATATAGACAGCGCGGAAAATGGCGTGGTAGGTTATAACGGACGTTTGAACATTCGCCCCGCTTTTCAGCGTGAGTTTATTTATAAAGATAAGCAGCGCGACGAGGTAATCCGAACGGTTAGAAAGGATTTTCCGCTCAATGTTATGTATTGGGTGCTTTCGGACGACGGCAATTATGAAGTGCTGGACGGGCAGCAGCGCACAATCAGCATTTGCCAATATGTGGCGGGTGATTATTCCATAGACCACATGGGCTTTGATAATCTCACAAAGTCGGAGCAAGAGCAGATTTTAGACTATCCCCTTATGATTTATATTTGTGAGGGAACGGACAAGGAAAAATTAGATTGGTTTGAGATTGTCAATATGGTAGGCGAACAGCTATCAGCGCAGGAACGCCGAAACGCCATTTATACGGGCGAATGGCTAACCGAAGCAAAGAAGTATTTCAGTAAAAACGGCTGTCCCGCTTATGCCATAGCAAGCGATTATATGAAAGGCTCACCGATACGGCAGGAATACCTTGAAACCGCCATACGCTGGATTGCGGCGCGTGATGATAAGAAAATTGAAGATTATATGGCGGCACATCAGCATGACACGAACTGTAATGAATTATGGCTATACTTTCAGACCGTCATAAATTGGGTAAAAGCTACGTTCCCGAATTACCGCAAGGAAATGAAAGGGCTTGAATGGGGCGTTTTCTTTAATAAATACGGCACAGGCAAATATGACCCGAAACAGCTTGAAGCGCGTATTGTTGACCTTATGCAAGATGTCGCCCCTGACGGAGATATAACGAAACCAACGGGCATATATGAATATTTGCTGTCCGGCGAGGACATGAAGTTTGAGCGCGTTTTAAGCATACGCGCCTTTACCCCGAAAATGGCGCGGGCGGCTTACGAGCGACAAAAAGGTATTTGCCCGAAGTGTAAAAAGCACTTTGCCTATGACGATATGCAAGCCGACCATATAACCCCGTGGAGTAAAGGCGGCAGAACGACCGCCGCAAACTGTCAAATGCTTTGCGCTGATTGTAATAGACGAAAGAGTGATGTTTAATGCGAGTATCGCGGCTTATCTTTAAGTATCGTTTAGCAGATTTAAGCGACAAACAAGCGACAAAACGGAAGTCAAACACGGCACAAACCCAGTAATATCAAGGGTTTCCGCCATGTTCTATATAGTCGTTCTCGTACTTGCTTTCGATTACGGACAGATCCAACTCATCGATTGTATCACTTACAAAATAGACCAGGTGATCTTCTGCGAGCCACTCTCTCATCGATACGGGCATCAAGAATAATTGGTCCGGTGTG